CAGAGCCTCAGCGATCGCGACGTGGCCCGCCTGCAACGCGACGGCGTTCCGCTGCGGTTCGACGCCCCCGACGACTTGATGGTCGATTACGCAAACCCACGCGACTTCGGGAACGTGACGCCNACNCCGCANGGCATCGATCCNGGCTGGGCCTACAATCCCGGCGAAGTGTCCNTCGCAACGGCGAGCGCGATCTCNCGCACGCTCGCCGGCCCGCCCGGCATGACGAGCAAGGCGCTTGAGGCCATGCCGCCCAAGGTGCGCGATGAAGCCTACAGGCGATGGATCACGGCCTACGCCGACGGCGTCCAGGTCAATGTGCCTGCCATGCCTGTGGGGCGGCTGCCGGATTATGCCGCGGCGCTCTCGCGCGCGTCTGGCGACGAGAAGCTGATCGTCATGCCGCAATCCATTCCCTATCACGCGCTGCGTCCCGACAAGCGCGAGATGGATCGCGAGCCTGACCTGCGTGTGTTGTTGCGGGCGCCGCAATTGCTGGCGAACCCGATCGCGATCCTGCGCGAACGAAACTCCGGCGCATTGATCTATCTCGTTGGCAGGGACGAACGGCAATGGACGCGGATCGTCGTGCAGCCGGGCTTTTCCATGAAGACGTTGGGCGAGGGCTGGCGCGGGACCGCCGTGCGCGCGGCTGTGCGGACGGTCGACCGGATCGCCTTGGAAACGTATCCGAACGCCGGCTCGTTCGATCTTGTCTGGGGAAACATCTGAGGGTGCGAGCCGGCGTCGGGAACGCAACGCCCCGTATCCAGGCCTGCCGTCGAAACGGCCCGCCCTGCCACGCGCAATTTTTTCGGCGTATCGCCGGCTCGCAGGTCCAATATGCGCGCGCCGGCGCGCCAAAACAACCCGGCGGGATGCGCTGGCGGGCCGTGAGAGGGCGTCCGACCAGCCGGAATGGCCCGCGCCGGGGCTCAGGGCCCTTTAAATTCGCGTTTAAAAAAAATCCCGGAGGATTTTGACCCCGGAGGCGCAAGGGCCTTCCTGAGCCAAATACGGGGCTCGTGCCGGAAGGGCGACATCGCCGGCTGGACATCGCCGCCGCCCGGGGGCAACATGGCGGCGCATCCCGACATCGCGAAACCCCGCTGGCCGATCCCCGGCCCGGACATCTGTCCGCGTTTTGAGCGCACGCCAGCTCGCTCAATGTCGGCCCATGCCTGCCGCCAATCAACCGTCCCCAAACATCGCCCTTTTCGCCGCGCTACTCGGGCCGGCTGATGGCGGCGCGCCGGAATTCATCCAGCTGGCGCCGGCCGGCCGGTTCGGCACGGTGGACGGGCGCGGCCCCTATCGCATCGACGACGTCAACGCGGTCGTCGCCGCCTCCATGGCGCATGCGCCGCTTCCCATCGACGAAAATCATTCCATCGATCTGGCCGCGCCCAAGGGCGGCTCATCGCCGGCGCGCGGCTGGATCACCGAACTGCATGCCCGCGCCGATGGCGTCTGGGGCCGCGTCGAGTGGACCGAGGCCGGCAAGGCCTTGCTGGCCGACCGCGCCTACCGGGGCATCTCGCCCGCGCTGATGATCGGGCCCGGCGGNCGCGTGTCGTCNATCGTNCGCGCCTCGCTCGTCAACATTCCCAACCTTCCCGATCTCGCAACGCTCCACGCCGCGCAGAACGCTTCAACCGAGGAGACCANCATGGACCTTTCGAAACTCCGGGAGGCGCTGGGCCTTCCGGCTGACGCCGACGAGGCGGCGATCGTCGCCGCGGCGACGGCCGCCCGCACGGCGTCGCAGACCGCGTCGCTTCACGCCGCCGCAATCGCCGACATTGGCAAGGCGGTCGGCGCTGCGCAGGGCGCGGACGCAACCATCGTGCTCGGCGCCGTGCGCGCCGCAGTCGACCCCGCGAAGATGGTTCCCGCAACGCAGGTCGCCGAGTTGCAGTCGCAGCTCACCGAACTGACCCAGAACGTGGCCCGCGACAAGGCGACGTCCTTCGTCGACGGCGCGATCGGCGCCGGCCGCGTCGGCCTCAAGCCGCTGCGCGACCATTACATCGCCCGCCACATGGCGGACCCGGCGGCAGTCGAGAAGGAAGTCGGCGCGATGCCGTCCCTTCACTCTCGCTCCGGCTCGCCCACGCCGCAGCCGTCGCCATCATCCGACGCGCTCGACGACAACGAGCGCCAGGTCGTCGCCCTTATGGGCATCGACAAGGATGCGTACCTGAAGCAGCGCAAGGCGCTCAACCTGACTGAGGAGGCGCTCTGATGGCTGCTCTCGCCGCACCCCGCAATACGCTCGCCCGCTCTGGCGACATCCGTGAAATGCCCGTTAAGGCCTCCACGAAGATCTTTCAGGGCGCTCTCGTCGCCATCGACGCCAGCGGCTGGGCTCTGCCCGCAGCCGCCGTCGCCGCCCACAAGGTGATCGGCCGCGCCGAAGACACCTTCGACAATTCGGCGGGCGCGAACGGCGCGATCAATGCGCGCGTCGCGACCGGCGTGTTCCGCTGGAACAACTCCGCCTCCGGCGATCTCATCGCCCGCTCCGACATCGGCGCTGCTTGCTACGTCGTCGACGACAACACTGTCGCCAAGACGTCCGACACAGGCGCGCGCCCGGTCGCCGGCATCATCTTCGACGTCGACGCCAGCGGCGTCTGGGTCGAGAACTGAGGACATCACGATGAACATCAACCCGCAGACCCTGCGCACCCTCTACACGGGCTTCTCGACCGCCTTCCGCGGCGGCTTCACCGGCATGGCGCCGATGTATCCGCGCATCGCCCAGGTCGTGCCCTCTTCCACGCGCGAGCAGCAGTACGGCTGGATGAAGTCGCTGCCCGGCATGCGCGAGTGGATCGGCGATCGCGTGATCCAGAACGTCTCGACGTCGGACTACACGATCAAGAACAAGCCGTTCGAGAGCACCGTCGCCGTCAATCGCGACGACATCGAGGACGACAACCTCGGCATGTACGCCGGCCTCTTCGAAGAGATGGGCCGCGTCGCCGCCACGCAGCCCGACCGCATGGTGTGGCCGCTGCTCACAGCGGGCTTCGCCTCGCTCTGCTACGACGGCCAGTACTTCTTCGACACCGATCATCCGGTGCTCGATGCGGCGGGCGCGGTGCAGTCGGTGTCGAACTCGGGTGGCGGCTCCGGCACGCCGTGGTTCCTGCTCGACACGTCCCGCTTCATCAAGCCGATCATCTTCCAGACGCGCAAGCCCTTCGACAACATCATCCGCCGCGACCGCGAGGAAGACGAGAACGTCTTTTCGAAGAAGGAATTCCAATACGGCGTCGATGGCCGCGGCAACGTCGGCTACGGCTTCTGGCAGCTCGCCTACGGCTCCAAGGAAACGCTGAACGGCGCAAACTACGGCCTCGCCCGCGCGGCCATGGGCGCCTTCAAGAAGGACGGCGGCGAGCCGCTCGGCATCGTTCCCAACCTGCTCGTCGTGCCGCCGTCGCTCGAAAGCGCCGGCCGCAAGATCCTCAACAGCGAATACGCCTCGGGCGGCGAGACCAACGAGTGGAAGGGCACCGCCGAACTGCTCGTCGTGCCCTGGCTCGCCTGACGCGGCGCGCCATAGCGCCTGCCTGATCTCACGGCGCCGCGCATCTGCGGCGCCGCACTTCTCCCGCGGGGGAGAGCCGCGAGGCGCAAGCTTTCACGAGCCCAGCCGAAGCCCTGCGCATGGCGGACGCAAAGCCATCGCGAACAGCGGCCCAAATCAACCGGAGAGACGTCATGTCCGAAGCCCCGAACACCAACACCAAAACCGAAGCGGCGAAGTCCGATGCTGAAAAGCCCGATGCTGCTTCGAAGTCCGGCAAGAAGGCCGCACGCTCGCCGAAGATCCGCGTCACCTCGCGCGTCGACGGTTTCCGCCGAGCCGGCAAGGCGCATCCGACGGCGCCGACGGAGCACGCGGCAGGCGTCTTCAGCGCCGACGAGTTCGCCGCCCTTCAGGCCGAGCCGAACCTGATCGTCGAGCTGCTCTGATATGCCCTACGCCGCAAAGCAGGATCTGGTCGATCGTTTCGGTGAGCTGGAGATCATCCAGCTCACCGATCGCGACACCATTCCGCCCGCGGCGATCGACGACACGATCGTGGCGCGCGCGCTCACCGATGCGGATGCGCTGATCGACGGTCACCTGCTCGCGGCGTATTCACTGCCGCTGCCTTCAACGCCGCCCGCGCTCGTCAAGATCGCGTGCGACATCGCCCGCTTCTACTTGTGGGGCGACCGCGCCGATCCCAAGGGCGCCATTCGCGCCGCCTACGACGATGCTCTTCGCTGGCTCGTCAGCGTCTCGAAGGGCGTCATCAAGCTCGAGCTCGATGGCGCGCACGCGCCCGCCGCAACGACAAGCGACGCCCGCTTCTCCGGCTCCGATCCCGTGTTCTCGCGCGACAGTTTGCGGGGGACGATCTGATGCAAAAAAGCGCATCTGGAGCATCGATCCGCATCGATCACAACGCGGACGCGCTCGCGAAGAACTTCGAAAAGCTCGCCAAGCACGCCGATGACCTGACGCCCGCCATGCGCCGCATCGCCGGGCAGATGCTGTTCTCGACGCAGCGCCGGTTTGAGCTGCAGCGCGGCCCGGGCGGCGTTCAATGGCCGGCCCTGGCGAAGTCCACGATCGAGCGCAATCCAAGGCGCGCGCCGCCTGCCTTCATCCTGCGCGACACCGCGCGTCTCTACATGAGCCTGACGTCGGACGCCGACGCCGCAAGCGCGGAAGTCGGAACGAACGTCGTCTATGGCGCAATCCACCAGTTCGGCGGCGACATCAAGCGCAAGGCCGCCAAACGCACCGCAAACTTCCGGCTCGCCTCACAGGGCGCAGGCCGCACGAAGGACGGCCGCCGCGTCGGCTCGAAGCTGCGGTTCGCCAAGGCGAAAAGCCGCGCGAAGGGCGTGCATCAGAAGACATTCGACGTGCCCGAGTATTCGATCAGGATGCCCGCGCGACCATATCTGGGCTTCGACGCAGCGGACGACGCCGCGTTTCTCGAAATCCTCGGCGACGAGATCGAAGCCGCGACCGATGGAGCGGCGTCATGATCGTCGCCGACGTCATCACGCGGCTGAAGGCGCTGTCGCCACAACCGTTCCGCATCATCGCCGGCGCGCTGGAGCTTGCCGCCGTGCGCGAGCAACCGGCCGCAACGCCGGCGGTCTACGTGTTCATCGAAGCCGAAGCCGCCGCAGACAACCGCGCCATGACGGGCGCCGTGCAGCAACGCGTCGAGACCGATCTCGCTGTCGTGATCGTGGCGTCAAACGTGTCGGACGCATCCGGCGGCGCGCTCGCCGGCGACATCGAGACGTTGAAGGCGCGCGTGCGCAACACACTCGTCGGCTGGGTTCCAGCCAGCGGCGGCGATGTCATCACCTACGCGTCCGCAGAAATCGTTCGCATGCGCGGCGGCTTTGCGGCCTGCCAGCTCACCTTCTCCGCCCCTTACGACCTGGACATCAGATGACGCAGGACACGCACAATCCGACGAGCGGCGGCTCTTTCGTTCGCGATCCAAAAACAGGCGCGCTCACGCGTGCGGAAGAGATCGCCAAGCCTGTCGCGCCATCCCATCCGGTCGCGGCTGCAGCGCCAGCGAAGACCATTGAGCGCAAGAACGCGCCTGCCAAGAACGCGCCTGAAGCGAGCGCTGTCGAGACCAAGGAGTAAACGATGGCCATCCCCTCCTACACGAAGCGCATCTTCCGCAAGCAGGTGCTGCTGGCGAAGATTGAAACCACCCCCGGAACCGACAGCACGCCGCTGGCCAACGCCAACGCGATCATGCTCACGGAGACGACGTTCACGCCGATCGAGGGCGAGGAGGTCGAGCGCGATTACTATCTGCCCTGGCTCGGTCATCAGGGCATCATTCCCGTCGGCCTCTACGCACGGCTGGAGTTCTCGATCGACATGGCGGGCGCTGGCGGCGCCGGCGACGTGCCTGCCTACGGTCCGCTGCTGCGCGCCTGCGGGCTCGCCGAGACGGTCACCGCCGACACGAGCGTCGCCTATACGCCGATCGCTTCCGCCTTCGAAGCGCTCAGCATCTACTTTAACATGGACAGCGTCCGTCACGTGCTGCTTGGTGCGCGCGGCACGTTCACGATCGAACAGACGCCGCTGCGCATCCCGCGCTTCCGCTTCACGCTCACCGGCCTGCTTGCGGGCATCACCGATGTCTCGTTGCCGACGCCGACGCTGACCGCCTGGAACAAGGCGAAGCCCGTGTCGAAGGCGCTGACGTCGATGACGCTGCACGGCAACGAGCAGGTCGCCGAGAGCTTCTCTTTCGATCTCGGCGCGCAGGTCGAGCCGCGCATGCTGATCGGCGAAGAAAGCATCCAGATCGTCGACCGCAAGACGCGCGGCAGCGCCGTCGTGGAAGCCACGCCGCTCAGCGTCAAGAACTGGTTCTCGATCTACCAGGCCGAAACGCTCGCCCCCCTCTCGTTCGTCCACGGCACGGCCGAGGGCTACATCGTCGAGGTCGCGTCCAGCAACGTGCAGATCGGCAAGCCGACTTACGGACAGACGCAGCAGATCGTGAACAACACGCTGCCGCTGATGTTCCTGCCGTCAGGCGCCGGCAACGACGACTTCTCGATCATCGTGCGCTGATCGCGCGCGAAGACTTTTCGACCCGTTTAAACAGTCTTTGAAGGAGCGTTTTATGTTTCGCCTTGCGCCCGTGCCGACGATGCGCCGCACAGTGACCGTTCGCGTGCCCGACCCGAAGATCGCAGACAAGACGACAGCCCATACGTTCACGGCTCTCTTCCGTGTCCTGTCGCGCGAGGAGGCGGAAGCCTTCGACAAGTCGCTGCGCGAAATGACGTTCGAGGAGCGCGGGCAGCACCCGCTTCTGCGCCACGTGGTGAAGGACTGGGACGGCGTCGAAGACGAGAGCGGCAACGCAATCCCCTTCAGCGAGGACGCTCTCGCGCGCGCGCTCGAGTTTCCGTGGGTCGCACAGGCGATGATGACTGAGTACTCACGCGGCCTCGCCGGCGAGCCGCGCCTGGGAAACTGAGAAGCGCGGCGCAAGCCTGGGCCTACGCCCGCACCGGGCGCAGCGATCCGGCCGCGCCGCAGATCGACGAAGAGAGCGCTGCGCAATTGCGCGAGCTTGGCGTGCCAGAGGACCAGATCGCCGCCGCAGCCGCCGCTGAAAGGGCGGCAAGCGAGCAGGACGGCGAACAGACGGACGGCGTCGGAGTGTGGCCCGACAACTGGCGCGCGGTGCGCCTGTTTCTCGCGGTCGAAACGCAATGGCGCGTCGCGCTCGGGTTTGGCGTCAGCGTGCATTCCGGCCTCGACTATTCCGGCGTCGAGGCGGCGATGCGCCGGCTGAAGATTGACGACGAGGACGGCGAACTTTTCGCCGACCTGCAAGAGATGGAACGGGCCGCGCTGCCCATACTCAACGAGGCTTCGTAGATGGCGCGCAGTTTTGTGCTCTCGGCCCGCGTTACAGCGGACGCATCCGGTCTCAAGGCCGGCGCCGAACAGGGCGCAAAATCCGCCCGCGAGTTGGGCAAGGCGCTCGACGAGGTCTCCGACAAGGCGCGTCGCGCCGATGAGGCGCTTCAGGACGCAGCCCAGACGGCCGCCAAAGGCGTTCCCACACCAGCATCGCAGCCAACGCCAGCGTCGGCCCAGCGCTCACCGTTGAACCCGCCGCCGAGAACGCCCGCGCCGCCCTCGCCGAGCACTCCCAATCTTCCCGCGCCGAGGCCCACACGGCCCACGGCGCCGCAGCTTGCGCCCGGCGAATTGCACGACTGGCAAAAACGCATTCTTCGGTCGCAATACTTTGACATCGGCACCTCGCTTTACGGCGGCATGAACCCGATGACAGTGCTCGCCCAGCAGGGCCCGCAGATCGTCGAGGTCTATGGCAGCGTCGGCAACGCGCTGCGCGGCACGGCAATGGCGCTTGGAGGCATCAGGGCGGCTGTGGCCGGTGTGACTGGCGTCGTGGTCGCCGGGGCTTTGGCCTGGTCGCGTTACAACTCGGCGCGCGAGGATGCTGTCCGTTCGCTCAGCGGCGTTGGCCGCGGCTCTGGCCTCACGGTCGATCAGCTGCTGCAGCAACAGGGCGCGGGCCTGTCGCGCATGGAGAGCATGCAGGCCGCGTCGGCTTTCGCCAGCAGCGGGCGCATCGGCGGCGGTCAGATGTCGGATCTGATGGGCGTCACGCGCCAGTACATGCGCGCGACCGGGCAGGACGCATCTACGGCTTCCGAGGAACTTGCTAAGGCCTTCGCGAACCCCGTGAAAGGCGCAGAAGACCTCAACGCCCGGCTCGGCTTCCTGAGCGCCAGTAGCCGCGATCTGATCCGCACGTTCATGGACACAAATCAGGCGACCGCTGCGCAGCGCACGCTGTTCCAGCTGCTCGCCAAGGATTTACAGGATGTGGAGAACCGCTCGTCGGGCGTGAACCGCACATGGCAGGCGCTCAAGCGCATCGGCTCTGATGCGCTGACCAGCGCCGGCAAGTCGATCGACGATGTGATCTTCGGCCAGAGCAACGCCGACAAGCTGCGTGAAAAGGAGGCGGAGTTATCCAGGTATCGCCCGGTCCTCCCGCATCAGCTGGCCAACGCCGAACGCATGCGGCAGGAGGTTGCGACCCTTCGTCAGCTGGTCGAGGAAGAAAAGCGCATCGCCAAGGAGCGCGCCGAGATACAGGACGAGAACAGGAACTCGATTACGCGGACCGACAACATCCGCTCGATGTCGCCATTCTTCGAGGAGCGGTCACGGCTGGACCGGATCAAGACGTCCGCCATGGAGGTTCTCTCCGGCCGCTCGTCGANCGTGTCGATGGAGGAGGCGCGCAAAGCCTTCGATCAGGCGACCCACGCACAGGACACATGGATCGACAGCAGCGAACGCGCCCGCCGCAGCGACGCGCTCTCGCTGCAATCGATCCAGGCGCGCACAGCCGCTCAACGCGCCGAGATCGCTGCACAGCGCGAGCTTCTCTCGCTTCAGGGCAGCAGCGAAGTCGGACGGCAGGAAGCGCTGCGCCGGGCGGACGCGGCGCGCCAGCAGGTCTTTGCGCAAGAACAGCGTTCGGCTGAAGATCGCCTGCGCGATGCGCGCGAAGCCGGTCAGCTCGTCGGGCTCAACGATTTCGAACGACGGCGGCTTGAGATCCGCCAGCGCTGGGCCCGCACGATTGCGGAGAGCGAAAGCACGCCGGCCGTCGCCGCCCTGAACCGGCAGGCCATGGCGCAAGAGCTGCGCACGTTCGAACGCTCGCAGCAGATCGAGCCGCTGAAGCAGGCGAAGAACGGACTGCTCGAGCAGGTCGCCGCGCTCGAGCGCCTGCAGCAGACGTTCGGCATGACAGCGGGCGCAGCGGCGGAATTTGCGGCGCGTCAGCAGCTCCTCAACGATTACCAGCGTCAGGGCATTCCGATCACAACCGGACTGCGCAACGAGATCGAGCGCTACGCCGTCGCGCAGGGCCGCGCCGCGCAGGCGAACGACAACCTGCAGCGCGCGCAGGAACGCGTCGTCGGCGCCATGGATGACGTTCGCGCGGGCGCGCGCAGCGCGTTCTCCGGCATGATCACGAACCTGCGGCAGGGCAAATCGCTCTCCGACAGTCTGGCGAATTCCGCGACGCAGATGCTCGATCGCGTCTTCGAGCGCACGGTCACAAATCCGCTCGTGGAAATGGCGCTCGGGCAGAACGGCAAACCCGGCGGCGGTCTGTTCGGCGACAGTGTGGCCAAGATGCTCGGCGGCGGTCAGGCGCTGCAGACCGCGAACATCACTGCGGCGACCGTGATCGTCAACGGCAATGCGCTCGGCGCGTCAGCCATCCCCGGCCTTGGCGCCGCTGGCGTTCCGGGACTGGCCGCCAACAGCAATTCGGCGGCGTCGGCATCGGCGCTCGCGCTGATCTCGCAACGCTACGTCGGCAAGCCCGGCGGCGTCGAAGGTCTCAACGGCGACTTCGCCTCGCGGCTCGCGCCCTTCCTCTCGGCAAATCCGGGCGTGTCCGTCGTCTCGGGCTACCGCTCGATGGAGGCGCAAAAGCAGCTCTGGGAACAGGCGTTGCAGAAGTACGGCTCGGCCGAGGCAGCGCGCAAATGGGTCGCGCCGCCGGGTTCAAGCGAACACAATTTCGGCATGGCTGCGGATCTGCGCTTCGCCTCCGATGCGGCGCGTTCGCAGGCCCATGCGACCGCCGGCCAGTATGGCCTCAACTTCCGCATGGCGAACGAGCCGTGGCACATCTCGCCGAACGCCAACTGGCAGGGCGCGCCCGCGCCGACGTCCGCGCTCTCGCTCCAGCAGGTCAGCCAGTTCGACGCCTCGCTGCGGCGCGCGACCGAGGCGACAGACGGTCTGCAAGGCGGTTTTACGGACGTTTCAAAGACCCTTTCACAGGGGGCAGGATCTCTCAATCAGGCGGCGTCAGGCGTCACTACGGGCGCATCGCAATTTCAGGCTGGCGCGGACGGCATCTTCTCGACGCTGCTCGGCGGCATCGGCCAGGTCGGGAACTCCTTCGTCAGCGGTCTTGGCACCGCGCTGCAGACGATCCTGCAGGCGATCTCGTCGCAAGGTGGCGGCGGCTTCGGCGGGCTCTTCTCGTCACTCTTTGGCGGCGGC